ATATCGTCATTATCAAAGCGACCCAGGGGACGCACTACGTTAACCCCTACTGCGACCGGCACTACCAGAAAGCCGTTAAGGCCGGAAAGTTAGTGGGCGTCTATCACTTCGTGGAATCCAACCCGTCACCAGAAGCACAGGCGGACTATTTTGTGAAAAATATTAAAGGTTATATCGGTCAGGCCGTGCTAATGTTGGACTGGGAAGACACAAAAGACAGTCCCGCCCTGCGGCAGGGGCCTGCCTTCGCGAAACGTTTCTTAGATCGCGTTTTTGCCCTGACTGGCGTTCGCCCGATGATCTATATGTCGCAGTCCACCTGTACTGCCTATAACTGGGCAGCGGTGAAGGCGGCCAACTATGGCCTGTGGGTAGCGGCCTACTACTATGGCTATAAAACCATCGGCTATACGCCGAACTGTCCACTCAAGGGCGGTTTGGGGGCCTTCGGATCGGCGGCCATGTATCAGTATACGTCCTCCGGGCGACTGCCCGGCTATGACGGCAACCTGGACCTGGACGTCTTTTACGGCGACCGGGCCGCGTGGGCCAAGTATGCCGCTAAGGCCGGGACAAAACCCGCGGCCACACCGGCGCCGGCCCAGCCCGCGGCTCCGGGCAAAAAATCGATAGCCATACTTGTCGACGAAGTGATCGCCGGCAAGTGGGGCACTGGGCAGGATCGGAAAAACCGGTTAACCAAAGCGGGCTATGACTATAACGCGGTTCAGCGGGCTGTCAACGCAAAGCTGATCACGAAGAAACCGGCGGCGACCTACTACACCGTGCGCCGGGGCGACACCCTGTCCGGTATCGCCCGGAAGTACGGCACGTCGGTGGCGGCGATCCAAAAACTGTCCGGAATCAAAAACCCGAACAAAATTTACGCGGGACAGAAAATCCGCGTAAAGTAACACGTCCGGGGTAGGCTGACAGCTATCCCCGGCATTTTTTCTCTCCCTTCTCACCCACCCTTCGGGGTGGGATTTTTTTATTGCAAAAATTTATATTGTGTGTTATACTATAATTATAATATACACAGGCGGGGAGCACCCCAGAAATTCGCCGGTGTCCGGCGCGCCTGTAGCTTGTATCTTTTCGATTGTGCAATTTTGGTTGGCGCCAAATCAAATTATGACAGATCGAAAAAGAGTGCAAGCAAGCGCCAGATCGTCTTAGACGCCGCATAGTTCGCGGGTGATGGCCACGGTCTGGCAGACGGCTGCTGCAAAAACTGCAACAGCCGTTTTTTTATTGCTGTTTTTTTTCAAGAAAGGCCTAAAAAACAGCAATATAAGCGATTTTAAAAAGCAAAGCCATAAAAAGTTGTACCTAAAAGTAGTTAAAGTCCGAAATATCGCAAATGTGAGCGAATGACAGGCATTTCGTCAAAAACTAAAAATCAAACCAACGCAGCTTGCTAATTTTTTTAATTTTTTTGAAAAAACTTCTAAAACCCCCTTGACAAATACATTGATACCATGTATAATATAGACAAGATAAAGGAAAGGGCAAAAAGCCCGAAAGGAGAAAGAAAATGAAAAAATATCATGCCTACTTCGAAGGAAGCAGTGATTTTTACGGGGACGTAATGGGTATTATAAATGAAGACGGCGAAAGAGTCGAAGCAGAATTCCATTACGATGAAGTTTTCGACATGGATCGGTTTGTAAGTGTCGAAGACTTAAAAGGAGCTCTGGAAACAGAGCTGGGATATGAAGTCGAGTGTTCAAGTTATTACGACTTGAGCGACGAAGAGCGCCAAGCGCTCTTAAGCGTTTCCGAAAATGATTTTTCGGACGTGGAGGGATTCGGATTCAGCCAAAACGAGGAAATCAAAATTTTAAAGGATGAAATCCTCGAAAATGTTGCAGATGATGAAGATTTTGACACTTTCAGTGTCAAAAAGGCGTTAAGAGCACTTTAAAAGTGTGGGCCGGGAAACCGGCCCAATTAAAAAAAGGGAGAAGAAAAATGAGAGAAAAAATAATGTATTCCGTTTATAAAACGGATTTAGAAAATTATCAGCCATGGGGTGAATACGGCATCACTCCGGTAATTTCTGAAATTACCGGCCGTATCACCTTTGACGACATGGCTGACGCCGAAAAGGCGTTTGCAAATGTAAGATCTATTGATTTTACATGGGCCGATTCGGATCTCGCACTTTCCGAATTTTGGAAAGACGAATGGACCGATGCGGCCCGCGAAGAACACGTCGATTTCTTCTTGTGCGAAGAAATTTACGTTAACGACAATCCGGTTCCGGTACGAAGACACAAATTAGCGTCTTCGGCTGACAACGGGGTAGCTGACAAGGAAACTGCCACATTGGGGCGGATTTCCGTTATGGCGGCGTTCCCACACGCCTTAATGGTTTAACAAAAGAGGTAATGCATGCCAAAAACTTCCAAGGCCAAGCTAAAGGCTAACGAAAAATATTTAGCGACCAAAACAAAAAGGCTCATTTTTAAAATGCGAATTCACGAAGACGCCGACATCATCGCGTTCTTCGATCGGCAGCCAAACAAAGCCGAAGCTTTGCGAAAGGCGGTGCGCGAAGCCATAAAAAAAGAAAAAAATTGAAAAAACTTCAAAAAACCCCTTGACATTTACATGGATGCCATGTATAATATGTATATAAGATAAAGGAAAGCAAAAAAACAAATCTATGGCTTTCCGAAAGGAGAAACAAATGAAAATATATTTCGTCAAAACGAACGGGTACGATATGGCAATCGCGATTGGCAGCGACGATGCCCGCTATCGTACAGCAACAGAAGAATTTCCGGCTCATCCCAACAAGGAAGAAGCCGAAAAATTCTTAAATAGCATCAAAGACGTCAGCGGTTGGGAAACTGATTTAACTGCCGACCAGCTGAAAGAATTGATGGATAGCTTCGATAACGAAGTTGTCGCAGAAATAGAAACGGAACTTTAAATTCAAAGGGGCGCAACGCCCCTTTTATTTTTCGCCCAAAATTGCTATAATTTACATACGCGCCGCTTTCTCCTTTCCGGAGCTTTTCTTTATCTTATGCGGCGCGGTTTTCATTCGTAAAATCGTCGTAAAGTGTGGTACCATGTATCTATAGTGCCAATCTTGAAAGCTTGACGTGGTGGAGGTCACAGGTTCGAGCCCTGTAGGGATCACCATTTGTAAGGTAGCCTGAAACCAATGGTTTCGGGCTTTTTTACTGCCTTTTTGGCACCTGTTTTTTAATGATGGCTGGAATGGCAAAACCGGTCTAAAATGATAAAAAACGGTGCTTAATTCGTAAATTTGTCGTAATCCTCACTCGGAAAAATGATCCGCTCGCGCACGTCTTCCACATCGTCATGCACATAGATTTTCCGGGTGATCTCCAAATTGGCGTGGCCCATTGTCTTCGCGATGGCCTCAAGCGGCGTATGAAATTTATATAGCATCGTGCCGTAGGTGTGGCGCAGCTCGTGAAGCCCCAAAGGGGGATGGCCGGTTTTGGCGGCAAAGTCAGCCCGGAAGGCATGATAATCCCGGCGGTTGTAATTTTTTGGATCGCGCCATCGGTATTTTGGGGCCGTACCGACCACGCAGGGGCTGATTCTGGGATAGGCCGCCAGATAATCGGCAGTCTCCCGGTCGATGGGGATTTGCCGTTTGGCCTTGGCGGTTTTCCCTTCGTTAACCATCAGCCGGCCATATTGATCGTAAGTCACGGCCCGGCGCATGTGCACGATTTGCCGATCCAGATCAATATCGCGCCACCGCAGCGCACAGAGCTCGCCCCTGCGGAGACCGGTCTTTAAGACGATAAATGGGCCAATGCCCAGTGGATGGATCTTCGCATAGGCTATGCAGTCAAAATAAGCCGTCTTATCGTAGGCCAGCCGCTCGCCGGGGTTCTTTGAGTATTTGACGATATTCACAAAGGGCGTTTGTCGGATCAGCCCGTCATGAGAAGCGGCCGCAAAGATACCTTTGAGAATATAGTGCAGTTTATTCACCATCCACTTGTTGCGGTGGCGGTTGGCGATGAAAAACGCCTGCACGTCGCTGGTCCGGATCCGGGACAGCCGGGCATCCCCGAAATGGGCGGCGATGATCTTCATGGCCGCCTCATAGGTGTTTTTATAGGTCAGATCGGACACCACGGGCTGCTTAAATTTTTCGATCCAGTAAGCGCCGTAGGCGGCCAGTGTTTCCTTGGACTCTGCAATCACGTCCTGATCGGCCATATACTGCCGATATTTCTCGTCAATCTGCTCTTCGGCCCGTCGGCCTTTGCCATAAAAGGATTTGCGGATTGGTTTGCCGGTAATCGGATCGTGGCCGATGATTTTCTTTTTTTCGACGAGGCCGGTAGTTTGTTCTCTTTTAGTTTTTGGCTTTCGCATGGTGTACCATCTTTCTGTCTTAAAATTGGGCATAAAAATGCCCGGGCAGTTGTCAAAACCCGGGCAAGATGGTACAATGCAGTTACATAGAAAAATCAAAGGGCCATCAGCTCCGAGGTTTTGGGCCGTCGTCGTGTTGCAGCACGGGGACGGTTTTTTTATTATTATGAAGCCAATTGAGTGATATATTTATTTCTGTTGCTCCATAAAATGGGGGTAATATTATACTGCTCTAACGCATTGATTGCACTATTGGGTACTTTTTTCTCAGTATCTTGAATAAAAGTATACAGATGCATCTCGTCATTACGTGCTTCTTGTGTGTCATTCCAGTTAAAAACGGTGTACCTCGCTTTATTGATATCCAAATTATTGATGGCTTGAATCGCGCGGGCAGGACTTTTTTTTGTTCGTCCTATGACAAAATCATATCGTGTGGTTAACTGGCTCTTTCCGACAAATGCAATATCTGGTGTGTAACTGATATTATTATCTAATAGAAAATTGGCTACATCTTCTAAAAACAACGATTTGACATTAGATCGTGAAAGATAAAATAAATCGCTAACTTTAACGATGCATTGTGCTAACATATGCTTTTTTTGAGAAATATCCTTTAAATTGCATTCAACATAGAGTTCAGCATCATCATTTTTTTTAATCCCGTGTGAGTTGAGTATGGTCTGCAATATAGATGTTCTACGGCTACTTGATAAATCAAAACCTGATAATTCCAATTCTTGTAAAGTGTTTCCATCATCTGTTAATCGGCAATTGTTATTCGCCTCCAAGACAATATAAATATCTACATAATCATTATTGCGATCTAAAAAAGGCATGGTTATGCGATAGGTATCTTTATTAATTCGTTCTTGATTAATTTTCCCTTTAAGCCAATTGATATATTGGCTTTTAAAGTCAAAAGACATGTCTTTCATGTTAGAACACCTTGAATTTCGGATGATTCAGATATTTCAATATTACAGTACTCGCAGAAGCGAGGGAAAATTGATGAGAAGTCTTTTAAATCATCCCAAAATCCCTCGAATTTTGCATCAGCAAGATCATATGCCCATGACAATCCATATCCGTCACGATAAATATGGATGTGATTTCGGCCAGTCTCACTGCCATCTGGATTTTGATGCTCAGGAGCATCAATTTCGAGACGAACAAGGGGTACATTGCCCATAGAATATCGAGTTTGCAGTTTTGATTTATTGAGTTCAATTTTACCACGTCTATCTGTATCTAACCAGAAAATATCGGCATTATTATCGCTTAGTATTTTATAAACTTTATTTTCGCCACAATTTGGTAAACAAATATGCTTCTCTTCAAACCACTTTTTTAATTTTATTAATCGCTTAAATTCTGCATCGTTCATTCGTTTTCTCCTAATTGTGGCGGTTCCTTTTAATGTTTGAACTCTCAATTAAATATTTTCTGATTCGACAATTTCCTTAGTCTTACTTCCCACTCGGCGTCAGCCGGATCGTGACACCTATTTATTCGTTGCGTATAAATAATAACTATTTTGGCTCAACTCTCCAACGGTATACTCAACTCCGCCTATCGTTGTGCTCACTACTTGCTCCTTCGGCGGATTGGCATTGATCCAGTTTTTTATTTCATCTGCATTTTTCTTGCTATATAGCTCAGCACAGCGGCAAAGATAATTCATATCGCCTTGATATGTATAAAATTCGGCACCTGTTATTTTTTTGGACGCCTTTTCCGTGTGAATCACATATGCATATTTGCTTGCTTTGTTGGAGTATGTTTTATCCGTGTCCGAATCATCCGAAAGCGTTGTTTCGTTCCCGCCATCAAAGTCAAATTCACTTTTGAGAGTAGTCGCCATAGACTTGGCAGGATTTGGCCTTTTTTTCGTTTCGGATGATTTTCCGCCACCACAAGATTCCAATAGACCTATTAAGCCTAAAATGACAATGATAATTGCGAAAATTGACGATAGACAGCCCTTTTTCTTTTTCATAAATGCCCCTTTTTCTGCAAGTTTTTGTTTCTTATTTCAGAAATCCAGTTCCCCGAAATATTTAAAGGGATCTTCTGGCGAGACGCGCCTTTAAACTCATCAGAGTTGTTGCATCCGGTTAACGGTGTCACGGTACAAAGCAATACTAATAATGCTATAAAAATCTTCTTCATATATCACACCTCCCTAACATCTTGATTGTTCTTTCTCGATAATTTTGTCTAACTTTTGACGGCTAATCTCAGTTGGAATTTTATCGGCTGCGGCCGTGATTCTTTCCAGATCAAACTCTGGGCAATAATGGTAAACCGAGGCAGTTTGCTGGATGCGATCATTCATCTCTTCGCGATTCAAAATGTAGGTGCCCCTTCCAGATTCCTCATAAAATTCCCAGTAGGGTTTTCCTGCAACGCTTATTTTCAAACGATGGCATCCAAAAGGGTTGCGGGTAAAGTAACTCGCACCATAACAAAAGTTTGAATTAACTGCCAAACATTTATCGCCATAGCATCGTCTTATTTTTGAAAATGTTTTTTTGTCAATTAGAGTGCCGTTAATAAATAGCGCCGTTGATTTCCAATTTCCGACAATTTTATAAAGATTTGAAAGATTATTAAAAGAGTTTTGACCAGCATAGTATGTGGCGAGATGAAGAGTCTCATCATTCAATTCTTCCGTTTTATAGTTGTCCGCGTATGTTTTTGCTAAATATACAGCCCGATCCAAATTGGATGAAGTGCTTTGCCCAAAAGAAATTGTGCAGTTCCATACGGTATCGGAGGAGAGCGTTTCCGGTTCTTTAGAAGGTGCCCTTGATTTTGGATTTTGAGATTCTTTTATCGCTGGAGTTTTCTCATTTGGGGTTTTCTCCTTGTTTTCGTCTGACATAAATTCTGAATAACGTTTATCAAAAAAAGTAAGGCAGTTTTCCGGAATTTTACTCCAATCCAATTCAGCCAATTTTGCCGCGTTCTTTTCAACTCGCTTTTTACGTCCCGCGTCCGTTTTCAGTTCCATCGCCGCATCAAAAGTCCGATCAAAGAAACTATTGATAACTTCTTCCTTCTGTGCAAAATAATCTTTTCTGTCTTGTGATGGCAAGCTATTTGAAAAGGGGACACGTCCTTCCAAGCTGCAAAGTTTATCTAAATGGCGCTCAAAAACGTCCAACCGTTTGAAAAAAACATCAAAATTGGTAGTGTTATTGATAATGTTCACAGATTCATTGGCTATTTTTGAGGATTGTTCTGCGGCTAAAATATCGCGCTTGTCATACTTGCGATATGGTGATAGGGCTGAATTTTTATTAGCGCTGCCATTCTGGTTGCCCGTAGCGAGGGCAATCGAAACGAAAACTACTACAATGATGAATACAAAGAAAAGGACGTACATACTTCACACCCCCTAAAAACTACGTCGCAACTCTATAACCTTTCCAACGATCGCAACCGGCAACTCGGTAACTTCTTTTGGCGTGAAAAACATTGGCTCATAAGCCGGATTACGAGAGATTAAAGTTATTCCCTCAGGCGATTTCTTGAGTTTTTTACATACACCTTCATCTCCGTTTATAGTGACGATCACGATCTCATCATTTTCAGCATCCGGCTGCTGCCGGACGATGACCACGTCCTTGTTCTTGATATCCGGCGCCATGGAATCACCCTTGATTTTAAGTCCGAAATATTCGCCGCGGGCTGCCATTTCTTTTGGGATTTCTTCCCAATCGATGATTTCTTCAATAGCGTCGATCGGCACGCCAGCCGCTACGTAGCCAAGCACCGGGATGCGAACGCCTTTATGCTTTTCCAATGTGATCTGCTTCGCGTTATCGGATCGCGCTATTTTTGGTGGATCTTCGATGAGGTCGGATTTTTCAATACCAAAGTAATTGGCCATAAGCTCAATCTTATCTATTCTGGGATAAGTATTTCCCTTTACCCAGTCTGTGAAGGTGGTGTATTTCACCCCTAAAGCTTCACACATTTCTTTTCTTGTTTTATTGTGTATATCCATATACCGCTGGATATTTTTTGCCATTATTTTTTTATTACCGAGGCTACTCATCTCGTCCCTCTCTCTAACTTCATTAAGATTAAATCTATTGTACGGCATTGCCGTAAAAAAATCAATATAAAATTTAAAAAATACGGTTTTACCGTTGACAAGCCCAACTAAAGAGGCTATAATTCAATTAACGGTTAAACTGTAATTCTCGAAGAAAGGAGAAAAGTCCAATGGAAGTTGAAAAAAGGAAGCTGAGATTATCGGCAGCTCGGATTAATTCTGGAATGACACAAGCAGAAGCCGCTAAAAAGCTTGGGATCAGTGTGGACACCCTGGGCAATTACGAACGGGGGAAATCTTTTCCGGACGTTCCAATCATTAAACGCATAGAAGCTTTGTACGGCATTCCGTTCAACGACATTATTTTTTTGCCGGATGATTACGACAAAACCGTAGAAATGGTTTAAAAGTTCTTAAGAAAGGAGGAACCCCATTATAAAAATAGCAATCTTAATACTATCGGCCACCACGATCCTATCTGTACTGCATTGGCTTAACTGGAAAATCGCAACAGCCGCACTGTTCTACTATATGGATCAAAAAAAATACACGTTTCCTGACAGTGAAGAAATGAAGACGTGTATGGCTTGGGTCTTTCGGATGATGATTAAAGACTTATTTTATCGTCAATGAACTGACCGCTTGAATCAACGCCGGAATTGAAGTGATCACAGCCTCAGGTAATTTTGACTTAATCATAGCCCGGAGGCTTGAAAGGAGGTGGAAGGATGAGCACCATCGTCGTGCCGGAGTGCATCGTTGACAAAATCAACGCGCTTAACGCACTGGTCACCGATCAGCCGAGAGGTATCAAGGCGGCTGACGCGGCCCGGTTTATCGGTATGGACGTCGATTGTTACCGGATCGCGGCACAGCGCGGAGCCCTGCCGTACGCCATCGGTTCGCGCAAGACAGCTGACGGCAATGCCTTTATCAAAACCGAAACGCTGCCGTTTTATCTGCACCAGATGAACCTGAACGGGATCGAGCTGATGCGGATGATCGAGACATGAAAAAAGCCACCTTGCGGTGGCCCAACAACTACCCCTATTTTAGCCCGTTTTCGGGCGCAGGTCAAGGGCAAACCTCCTTCAAAATGTGAATGTTCATACCTTTGGTTCCAATTGCTAAATTGCCCTTGACCTTTTTCAGAAAGGAATTAGGAATTATATGAAAAAAGTATTAAAAACCACGGATACCCGGCACATGAGCCGTGCTGAGTGGCTGGAGGCCAGACGATACGGCATTGGTGGATCAGATGCTGGTGCAATCGTAGGTTTGAACAAATATAAATCGGCCATATCTGTATGGGCCGATAAAACCGGGAAAGGCCAGACTGAGGATAACGATAATGACGCTATGCGCATCGGCCGCGATCTTGAAGGCTATGTGGCCAGCCGGTGGGAAGAAATCACAGGCAAGAAATGCCACAGGCGAAATGCTATCCTCCGAGATCCGGAGCATCCGATCATGCTGGCCAACGTGGACCGGCTGGTGGTCGGTGAGAACGCCGGCCTTGAAATCAAGACGGCATCGCCCTATGCATCCGATCAATGGGCAAACGGCAAGATCCCGCCAAGTTATGAAGTGCAATGCCTGCACTATATGGCGGTGACCGGTGCCAATCGATGGTATATCGCAGCACTGATCTGGCCACATATTGAATGCCGGATCATCGAGCGGGATGAGGAGACGATTCAAAACCTGATCCAGCTGGAGGAAGCCTTTTGGAATGACTATGTTGAAAAAGACGTCATGCCCCCGGCTGACGGCTCAAAAGATGCCGAAATTTTTTTGACTAAGGCCTATCCTGAAAGTTCCACCGATGAGGTCGCTGACTTGAGCGGTTATCAGGCGGCGCTGGACCGCATCACGGAAATCGACGCGCTGAGCGCCAGTTTGAGCACACAAAAGGATCAGCTGAAGCAAGTAATCATGCAGGCCATGCAGGAGGCTGAAACCGGCGTTTGCGGCGATTATACGGTCACATGGAAAAGCACAAAACCCCGGGTCACGATTGATAGCAAGCGGCTTAAAAAAGAAAAGCCTGAAATTTGGGAAAGTTACAGCAAAACGGGGAAAGCGTCCCGGCGGTTTTCAATTAAAAAAGCAGAGGAGGCATAAATGGCAGTTAAAGATGCATTAGCAGCTAAGGCACATGGGGCGGTTAGCAAAGATCGCACCACGCCCCACAGTATCAAGGATTGGATCAAGGTGATGGAGCCGGCGATCAAGAAGGCGCTGCCTTCGGTGATCACACCGGAGCGGTTCACCAGGATGGTGATGACGGCTGTCTCAAGCAATCCGCAGCTGGCTGAGTGCAGTCCCGCGAGTTTTTGCGGGGCGATGATGCAAGCTGCACAACTGGGGCTTGAACCCAACACTCCTTTGGGGCAGGCCTATCTGATCCCGTACCGCAATCACGGGAAACTGGAAACGCAATTCCAATGCGGTTACAAAGGTATGATCACTCTGGCCTACCGTTCCGGGCAATTTAAAAGCATCTATGCCAGGGAAGTGTATGAAAAGGATGAGTTTTCCTATGAATACGGCCTTGAGTTAAAACTTCATCATGTTCCTTCAACCGAAGGTAACAGGGGCAAGGTTGTCTTCTATTATGGCGTTTTCACTCTTACGAACGGCGGCTGTGGTTTTGAGGTGATGAGCACTGAGGAAGTCAAGCAATTCGCCAAGACCTACAGTCAATCTTACAAGAATGGCTACAGTTCCCCATGGAAATCGAACTTTGACGAGATGGCGAAAAAGACGGTGCTCAAACGGGTGCTCAAATATGCACCGCTTTCTGTCGAGTTTGCCCGGGAGGTCGAAGCGGACGAAACGATTAAAACAAACCTTGACGCTGATATGGTGGCCATGCCGGACGAAACGGATTATACCATCCTCGACGAGGAAACCGGCGAAATCATTGAGACCGAAGTATCCGAAGAAACTGATCAGGCAGAGCCTCAGACAGCTGCCGACGGTCAGACGGTCATCGACCCGCGGTTGAAGTAGGACACCATGGCAAGGCCGCAAAAAAAAGGGCTTGAGTATTTTCCTTTTGATTGCGGGTTCTTTCGGGATAAAAAAACCAGGCTTGTAAAGGCGAAGTTTGGTGCAAAAGGCTTAGCGGTTCTCATTCAAGCGTTCTGTGAAATTTACGAGAACCGCGGCTATTATATGACTTGGGACGAAGACGACTGCCTCATGATGGCGGAAACTGTCGGTTGCGGTGTTTCGCCCGAGTTGGTGTCGCAGGTTATTGAATTCTCGGCTGCGCGGTCACTGTTCGATTACACACTTTTCAGTCAGGAACAGATTTTAACCTCCAGAGGCATACAAAAGAGATTTATACAAGGTGCCTCAAAACGCGACAACATCCGTATGCGCAAAGACCTGTTTTTGCTGGATGAAAACGAGATTCCGAAAGGGTCTCTGGTTAAGCTCGACCTTTTTACGGTTTCCGGAGAGAAAACCCACGTTTCCGGTCCGGAAACCCCAGTAACCGGAGAATCAATCCCTAAAGTAAAGGAAAGCATAGCAAAGCATAGCATAGTAAAGGATAGTAATATACTGCCCGGAGCTACTGGCGTAGCATCCGGACCAGCGTCATCGCCGATTGTGTATCAACTACCACTCAACACAAACAAACCCTATCCAATCACGAAAGAAAATATCAAAGAATGGCAGGCCCTTTATCCTGCTGTCGATATCAAAGCAGAGTTGCGAAAGATAAAGGGGTGGCTTGACGCCAACCCAAAACGGCGGAAGACGGATAGGGGCATCAAACGATTTATTAACAGTTGGTTATCCCGTGAGCAGGATCGCGGGGGTCGATACTACCAACCAGCGTCAAATGGTAGCCGTCAAGGCCAAACATGGGAAAACCCCTTTGGCCGGGTGATGGATGAGAAAGGAACATGAAATGACAGATCAAGAAGCACGGAAGATTTTGTTTACATTGGCAGCAGCATACCCAATGGCTTATCAAAAGATGTCAAAAGAGATGTCAAAGGAAACGGTCACACTATGGGCATCGATTTTTGCAAAAACCCCGTATGATGTGGTTGGGAAAGCGGTTCGGCAATATATTGCAACAAACGCCAGCCATTTCCCGCCATCGCCGGGAGAGATTAATCAAATCATCGCAAAAGAACACTACAAGCCCATCAATCCCAGCGATGCCTGGCAGTTGGTTTTAAAAGCCTTGATGGAGGCCGGGAGCTATCCGCAAAAAGCCTTTGACGCTTTGCCGGCACCAATTCAGCGGGCCGTTGGGAGTGCGGCAACACTCAAACAGTGGGCGATGACGCCGACGGCCGAGCTTGAAAGCTTCACGAAGCAGCGCTTTGTGAGTCAGCTCAGGGATCAGACCACGGCAGAGGTGCAGGCGAATATCGTGGATCCGAGCCGCACGCTGGAAGCCAAGGCGCCGGCAGCCTTGCCGGAAGAAAAGAAGCCGCCAGCAGACAATTTTGACCCAGCGGCGCACCGGCCAAAGGGATTGACCGATACCATGCCTCCTGCGATTACCAATAATCCGAAAATCAAAAAGATTTTTGAAAGCTGGGGTGTGATGTGATGAACGAAATGGGCCCGAAAGGATGGGATCGAAATTGATGGATGAAGTCATTAGATGGGTGCAGCGATGGACGCGCCGGACCGGGATGACCAGCAAAGAAAGCCCATGGCTGCCGGTTGAAAGCGCCATGTGTAAAGGCTTGGCCTATCTGATCAAGGATGGCCATATCATCATCGACGGGGGCAACTGTGGGATGCTGGCCGGGAAGATGGATCGGCAACTGATCACCGACTTGGCCATGGAGCTGATCGAAATGGTGGAAACCTATGGCGATTAACAGCCGAGATAAAGGCGCCAAACGCCACATCGGGAAAAATGACAAGAAAACAGGAAGATTTGTTTCAAATAAAAATTTATTTTCAAGGGAAAAAGATAGGCTTTTGGTTTTATCAGAAAGTGGAGAATTGCTATTTTTTACAGATCTAAACAAAGAAGAGTTAGTGAAAAAATTAAGTTGGTCAAAACTTGCCAATGGCTATTCTGCTTGCCGCATAAATGGCAAAGAAGTTAGCGCACATAGATTTTTTACAAACGCACCACAAGGATGTGTTGTTGACCACATTAACAGGAATAAGAAAGACAATAGATTGTCAAATCTGAGGATAACAAACAAAAGCATAAATGCATTTAATGCGGATAGGCGGATAAACAATAAAAGCGGAAAAACTGGAGTATATTTCAGAAAAGATACGCAAAAATGGGCTGCTGAAATAAAAAAAGATGGTAAGAAATATTGCCTTGGGTGTTATGAGGCTTTTGAAAAAGCATTAAAAGTACGAGAAAACGCAGAGGTTAAGTTATATGGCTTTAAACAGCAAAAATAAAGGGAAAAGATATGAGCTTGAACTTGCAAGAGATTTCAGGATGGAGGGATATCCAAACGCCCGTCGTTCAGCTCAATACTGCGGGGCCAACGGCGACGCGGACGTAATGGGTCTGCCGCATATCCATGTTGAAGCAAAACATGTGGAGCGACTAAATCTGCGTGACGCGATGGATCAGGCCGTGCGCGATGCCAAAGACGGCGAATTGCCAGCCGTATTTCACCGAAAAAATAACTATAAGACGTTGGTCACGATGCGGATGCAAGATTGGTTCAAGATTTATAAAGAGTGGGAAGCGGGAAAAGAGGTGATTGAAAGATGTTAGAAACAATTTTAAATATTTTATTTATTATTTCATTTGTTGCTTTGATTGTATTGGAAGCCTTTGTGATGGTGGACATCGCCGGCTATGCGGCATGTGCGGCAGAGTGCGCGGCGGAGTGCGAGGAGCATGAAGATGTTAAACTGGAACTTGAAAAATGAAAAAAGTGCCATTGAGGCCATAAAACTCGCCGCAAAGATGTCAGGGCAATACTATAAAAAACCAATCCAAATTGCTTATAGCGGCGGGAAGGACAGCGACGTCCTTTTAGACCTCGCATTAAAATCTGGTGTGAAATTAAAAGTTATACATAATTTGACAACAGCGGATGCACCAGAAACGATGTATCACGTCAAAAATAAATTTAAAAAATTAAAAGATCTTGGCGTCGAAACGGAAATGAAAATCGCAAAAGATAAAAATGGCAAAAGGATCACAATGTGGAACTTGATCCCACAAAACAAGATGCCACCAACAAGGCGTATGAGATATTGTTGCAGTGTTTTCAAGGAGACGAGCGGAAAAAATGCGATTGTTTTAACAGGCGTCAGAAGCAAAGAATCAGCAAAAAGAAACGAACGACAGGCTTTTGAAATTATTGGTAAAACAGTAAAAGAAGCTAAAAGGTGGGGCTTAAATAACGCCATGGAAGTTTATAGAGACGCCCAAAGGATGCCAGAAGTTTATGACTGCCAACTCATTGTAAATGCAAAAAAAAATAAAAAAATTATTGTTAACCCAATTGTAAATTGGTCAGATTACGACGTGTGGACATACATACGAGGAAATGGAATATCCTATAATCCGCTATATGACGAGGGTTTTACGCGTGTTGGGTGTATCGGATGCCCGCTTAGTGGACCCAAGAATATGAGAAAAGAGTTTTTGAGATGGCCAAAATATAAAAAATTATACATAAATGCTTTTAACAAGATGATATTAGAAAGAAAAAAAGCCGGGTTAAAGTGTGATTGGAAAAGCGGAGATGATGTTATGCGTTGGTGGTTGAAAGATGATGAAATCAAAGGGCAGTTAGTTTTTTTCGAAGCGATGGCCGAGAGGAAATAATTTATGAGCATGAAGCAAATTTCAATGACGTTTTTAATTGTCGCCTGCATAATTCTCACCGTCACGGTGGCGGTGCGTGCTAAGACGGTGACGCCGCCGAGCAAGCC